CGGATGTGCCGTACTGCATCGGCAGTTACTCAACATTGATTGGTTTCTATGTAGTTGCTGCAGGTCATCGTGCGTACTATGTTGATCCTCTAGCCGATGACGCAGTGGATGTAGTCAATGACTTCCACAAACCAGCAGTGGTTCTTATGGCCCACAATAGACACGTAACATATGGCTATACTGGAGAAGATCGAAAAGATACATTCTATTATGATATCAAACCCGGTAGTGTGATTGTTGATCCGTGGCGCCGTTTTCCAAAAGATCACAAGGATTTTACTGTTATACATTACGGAGACTCACGTTAATCAATGTCTAAAAAATATTCATTTTCGGACATTACCATTGTGGCACTACATGGCAATGGTGGTATAGAAAAAGAACTAATTTCTTTAAAAAAATGCATGGCTGCTATGCCAGGTGCTCAAGGGTTGGCTATCACCGACAAGTTAGTTGACACCAACATTCCGCAGAAATTAGTGCATCAAAAACTTGATCATCGACAAGTAAGTGATTTTTTAATGTATTGTTTGTTTCAATACATCGACACAGAGTTTGCACTAATATGTCAAAATGATGGCTGGGTGTTGAATGCCAACAATTGGCGAGACCAGTGGTTTGAATATGATTATATTGGAGGGTTGGCGCATGGTGCACTTGACCCAACTATCACTACTTTTTACAACGGATGGCGTTGGGTAGATTTTCCAGAGCCTGGAACCAAATTGGAAAATCTTCGAATTCTTCAAAATGGCGGATTGAGTCTACGCAGTCGAAAATACATGGAAGCACCAACCAAATACGGGATTGTTCGTGGATCTCAGACTCATCAGAGGTTACTCAATGAGGATGTTCAGATGTGTTGTTTTATGAGACCTGCACTGGAAAGTGTGGGTATAAAATTTGCACCCAATGATGAGGCGTTGCTGTTTGGCTTTGAAAGTCTAAGTTGTAAAATACACAAAGATGTTGATTTGACCAAGGTATTTGGTAATCACAGTCAATATCGCAAGTTAATTGACGAAAACACCATCAAGTGGTCATTCCCCCAGCACATGGCCGATGAACAACCGGGTGCTGAGGATCGGGTGTATGATCTATTGGCAAATCATTATGGCTACAACATTATAAAAGATATATAAACAACTATGTCACATCCAGCACAACACGAGTATATTACTCAAATTAAACAAACATTTCCTACATATTTTTCTCAAACACGAGTGGTCGAAATTGGATCATTGGATATAAATGGCTCGGTCAGACCGTATTTCGACAACCCAGCGGAATACATTGGATGCGATCTTGGACCGGGGCCCGGGGTGGATGTTGTGTGCGCTGGACACAAACTAGGCTATCCCAATGATTCATTTGACATAGCAATAAGTTGTGAATGTTTTGAACACGACCAGCATTGGGCGTTGACATTTCAAAAAATGATAAATTTGGTTAGGCCAGGTGGGCTGGTGGTGTTTACCTGCGCCACCGAAGGCAGAGCCGAACATGGAACCCACCAGGCCAGGCCAAACGAGGCACCATTTACCAATGATTATTACAAAAATTTAGTAGCAACAGATTTTCAAAATAAGTTTGATTTGCCGTCACTATTCTACGAATGCCAATTTTTAGTCAACCCACAATCACACGATTTATATTTTTGGGGTTTGAAAACATTAAAGGAACCTGTATGAAATTATTTGATCGATTGTTTAAAAAGAAGAAAACAGAAGTAAAAGCAGAACCCAAAACAAAAAAAGTTGAAAAAAGTGCCAAGGAAATTGCTAACGAAAAAGGCGAGCCATACGTGACTATTTTAAGCATGGATATTGACTCTGAAAATATCGGTGCTGGGTCGTTTGAATTAGATTGGAATGATAAATTTGTTGCTGATCTAGTCAGGCACGGTTATATGATGAATCCCAATGACACAGATGCTGAAATTGTAGATCGCTGGTTCACTAACGTGTGCCGAAATATTGTTTTAGAAACCTACGAACAGTACGAAGCCATGGATCCACAACGTGACCGTGTGGTTAAAACTCGCAACATCGGCGACGGGCGTAGCGAAGTTAGTTAACCAATGATATTATATGTAAACGGCTGTAGTCATACTGCAGCCGCTGAAGCAGTAGTCGAATATGCATTTGCTGAAGACGATCCTGCTCACTATAGACTAGGACGAATACCACATCCAAAGAATCTTGCTGCCAGTTGGTGTACTCATCTAGCACAGCAACTAAATTATGATCTAGTTTGTGATGCTGAATCTGCGGCCAGCAATTTTAGAATCATTCGCACAACCAAAGCATGGCTTGATGCCAACCCAAAATTACACAAAGATGTTTTTGTTGTTATCCAATGGTCTGGTTGGGAACGAGAAGAATGGTTGCATGATGGCACATGGTATCAAGTAAATGCATCTGGAGTAGATGTTGTTCCAAAAGAGTTGCAAGATCAATATCGACAATTTATCATTAACGTTGATTGGAATCAGTGTACTATACAATGGCATGAACGCATTTGGCAGTTTCACCAGTATCTCAAAGCTCTTAACATACGGCATTTTTTTTACAATGCACACAGCACGTTTAACAATATTTCAGAGCACTACAATTGGGGCAACCATTATCTAGCACCATATGATATTGCCCAAAGCTATGATGGCATACTCAAAACAAATGGTTTTGGATATGTTAATTCCAAATCTTATCATTTTGGAGCCAAAGCCCATTGCTTTTGGGCAAAATATCTGTTACAATACATTGTTGATAACAAAATCTAAAAAGGCTTGATATGAAGTATGTACTGATTGACACGGCAAATATGTTTTTCCGTGCAAGACATGGTGCTTTCCGTGCCAGCGACACATGGGAAAAGATTGGCTTTGCACTTCATATTACTCTAATGGCTGCTAACAAAGTGGCCCGTAGATTTGAAGCAGATCACGTGGTATTTGCCTTAGAAGGGCGTAGCTGGCGCAAAGACTTTTACAAGCCCTACAAAAATAACCGGGCTGTGGCTCGTGCTGCATTGACAGAAGCAGAACAGGACGAAGATAAAATGTTCTGGGAAACCTATGATAATTTGACTAAATACTTGGCTGAAAGAACCAACTGTAGTGTTGTTAGGTGTCCAACAGCCGAAGGCGACGATATCATTGCTCGCTGGATTGCATTACACCCCCAAGACGAACATATCATTATCAGCAGTGACACTGACTTTGTTCAGCTAGTAGCACCCAATGTCAAGCAGTACAACGGTATCACCGACGAACTAATCACCATAGAAGGAATCTTCGATGCTAAAGGCAAAGCAGTTATCGATAAAAAAACTAAAGAACCTAAAACAATCCCTAATCCGCAATGGCTACTCTTCGAGAAGTGTATGCGCGGCGATTCGTCGGATAATGTGTTCTCGGCCTACCCGGGAGTCCGTACTAAGGGCACTAAGAACAAGGTTGGCTTACAGGAAGCATTTGCGGACCGTGACAAAAAAGGATACAGTTGGAACAACCTGATGCTACAGCGGTGGTCGGATCCTGACGGTGTTGAGCATCGTGTCCTAGATGATTACACACGCAATGTTACCTTGGTAGATTTAACAGCGCAACCAGATGATATAAAAAACACAATAGATTCGGCAATTCGCGAACAAATAAGTCACAAAGATATAGGTCAAGTGGGTGTGCGTTTTATGCAGTTCTGTGGCAAGTATGAATTAAACAAGTGCAGTGAGTCGGCTGACAGCTTTGGTCGTTGGATGAATGAAACCTACAAAGGAGTATTAAATGGCTAAGGACATGTTTTGGACTGTGGTGACATTTGCAATTATCGCAATTGTTTTGATCTTGGCATTTTGGCCACAAGATAAAACTGTGGTTGTGGTAAAATATGATTGCCGCCAGTTGATGGGCGGTTGGCACCCAGATGTGCCATTGGCAGTACAAGAGGAATGCAGAAAAAGGAGTACTAAATGACTATAGTAGCAAAACCGATTATTGATAAACAATTTTGGATCTTGCAAGAGAACAATCAAAAAATTGGCAACGTGGAGGCTTGCACAGGTGGTTATCAAGTCAAAATAAACAACCAAGTTGCACAGTTTAAAACTATCAAGATGATTGCTCAACGTGTGAATATTGAGTTTGAATCTGCGGCGCAACTTTCTAAATCAAAAGCAACAAATCAAGTTCATGGTTATCCCACAGCAGGAAGAACATACAACAGCATGTGGGACGTGCAACATCGATTACCAATCTTTACCAAAAGTAAAAAAAGTAAATCGTGGTTTGCTGCCGGATGGTATCGTGTCAAGTCCGGGCGCAGGTGGCAAACATGCCAAGATCCTAAACTCATAGTGCTTCAACGCTATCCATACGCAGGTCCGTTTCTAACCAAGGAGGCAGCCGATGAGCATACATCTACAACGCTTTGTTGATCGTGTTCGCGGTTTTGAAGCTCGCGGAGTCAAAGATTTTACCATGAGCATGCAGGATGCCAAGGATTTGCATGCAGATATTACTAGATTATTGATTGATTTGCAGACATACCGCGAAGCAGAGGCCGCTAAAGCCCCAGAAGAAACCATAACCATACAAATGGATGGTGGATCATTCTAAATATACATATATTTTGGCATAAATAAATGCATGAGTCGTCCAAAGCCGCGAGT